TATTAAAGGTTGTTGATTTATTATTTCTAAGACTTCTTTTAATTTAATAGAGCTTTCACTCCATTTAAATATCAATGTTCCATAATCATCCAACACTCTCCAACATTCTTTAAATCCTTTTCCTATATCTTCTTTCCATGTATCTCTACTTAATATACCATAAACTCTTGAATAAACTCCTGCTTCTGAATTTCTTATTATATGTGGAGGGTCAAACACCACCATTTTAAATGAATTATCTTTAAAATTCATATTTCTAAAATCCATCTGAATATCAGGTTTTATTTCTCTTTTATCATTATCTATTGCAAATCCTTTTTCTCTTATTCTATTATCAATATATAGAACATTTGAATGATTTTTATCATTCCAAAACATTCTAGTTCCACAACAAGCATCTAGTATAAATTTATTTTGCATTTTTCACACCAATATTTTTTTTGGTTTGGAGATCTCTTTTAGTGCTTCCATTTTATCTCTCATCTCTCTAATGAATGGATTTACGACGTTATTAACTTCGTGCTCAGCGTCTACTAATTTACATTTATACCAAAAATATCCTATAAAGAAGCATGACACTCCATAGAACATTCCTAGTATCATAGTTAATGAAACATCCAAACTAGACATTCCATAGAATGCAATTAGGTATTTAAAATAACTTGTTACTCCATATCCTTTATCAAAGTATGCCTTCCATAACATCAATCTATAATATTTCATGTCCGTCCTCATCTGCAAATTTATCATTCCTCGTTCCTACTGGATAGATTGCTACGTTATCTTTATAGATTATTCTTTTAGGCATGGTCATATCTAAATTTGGGATTTTTTTTGCTCCTAATGTTTTTGCTATTACTTTCAATGGAATTCCCTTGGCCATGTTTACGTTTGGTTGTGTTTCATCCCATAGAGTTCTCATCACAGATTGTAGAGCATCTTTTGGAAATACCATCTCCCATAATTGTATCGGCCTCATTGCTAATTGGACATAATGGTTTTGTTTATTAATTTCATAAGGATAGTATTGGGCGGACATGTCATTAACAAACCTATCAACTTCATGTTTAATTCCTCTAGTCATTATATATAAGTGCATTTAAACTCCCGTTGACAAAGAAACATCCATCAACTCTATTTTTATATTGAAATAATCCTGCGATTAACACATCTTCATCTATATCTACTTCCACGAAATTAAGTCCAGTTTTCACAGCCCAAACCATTCCATTACTAAATCCTGCACCATACCCAAATCCATACCCAATACCGATTCCTAGTATTAAGAATAGGATTAATAATATAGTTATTCTTTTCCTGTTCATTCTTTTATTTTTGGTATTAATAAATTAACTTCTCTATTTAGCATGTTGTTTGCGAATTCTATATCTGTTTCTCTTGGCTTACTTTCTATCGTTCCACCACCAAAACTTCTTCCACCTAGTGCAGTTTCTACTTGCATTGCTTCAAACTTTTTCATCTTTTCGTCCATTATTTTGATGCTTTTTTCTATTCTTTCAGCCACCTTTGTTGCGTCATAAACTAGAGATTTAGAAGTATCTTCTGAAGGCTCTGCACCTTCAGAAGCTTCAATTGATTCCGTCTGTGTTTCCACAGCTTCCTCAGTTTTTTCTTCATCATTCTTTGTTTCTTCTTCTGTCATTTTTACCTCCATCAAATTTATTTTAGTTTAGCCTTAATAATCAATTTTAAATCATCAATGGCCCTTATCAATTCTTTCATTGCTCTCCCTCTTTCCCATAGTAGATATAAAGCTATGAATATTGGAAAACCTAATGTTCCTACCATCTGCGATAAAGTTTCAAATTCCATTATGCGACTATTTCAGACCTCTTTTGTGAATTTATTGGTGAGTCTTTCTTGTTGTCTTCTGTTATTTTCTTTACTCTAACCGCAGAGGATCCCTGTCCTTCATTGCCCTCAGTCATTTCAGGCTCTATCGACGCTGGGAATTCTAGTTTTATTTCTATTCCTGTTTGAGATTTTAATTGTTGCTCCATCCATCTCTGCATTCTCTCGATTGTTTGCTGGAATGCTAGATAAGTTATCTTACTAGAAGCTTCTGTTGTATCAGCACCCCAGCCCATTATCACCTCTGGCATCCCCAGACTTGTACTAAAAACTCTAATTAGATATTTCAACCAAGGGAGTGGATCTAATGTTGCAGCGTCGGGAAGACTTATGTTTCTCATGTTCTTTACATCGAATGTATCTTTTGGCACTAGCATCGGCTCTGCTTTTGCATATGAATTTTTATATTTTTCTTGCACCTTTGACAGTTCTGTCTCATCATCTTCATCAACGGGGATTATAGTTACGGGTTTTACGTATCTATGAAATAACACTTTCATGTCTTCCATCACCTCATTTCTCATTAACATTAATCTCTCTGCTTTTTCTGCGAAAGGTATTCCATGAACTTCATCTGCGATTCTATTCCATGATAAGTGCATTATTTCTTTTTTATTGAATCTTATAGCTTTTTGAGTTTTTCCAATTTGAGCTACCTGTTCATATCTTTTTATTAATCCTCTCTCATCTACTATTATTTGTATTGATGCAGGGCTTAACGCTTTTAGATTTATTAATCTCCCAGCTTTGTCTCTTATTATTTCTGTGTAACTATCTCCACAAATTAATGCTGTTCTTAACATGTTTTCTATTATAGAATTGAAATCATCCTTTCCTATTCCTGTAATTTTGTTTAAGGTTTTCATTGTTTTTGAACTTGCAGTATATCCTTTTCCTACTGTCCAATTTCCCATTTTATCTACCACTGCTTGAAATTCAGGTATTTTACGATAGTATCCATGCCACTTTCTCCACTCTGCTATATATGTTGTTTCTCCAACTCCACTTGTCCCATCTGTGTTTAATTGAGGTATTGAATAGAAATCGTTGAATGCTGTTCCATCAGTTTGGGCCATGTCTTTATAATTTGTGCTAGAAATATTAATATTCTCTAAATGCCCAAGTTTTGTCATAGCCATGTTATATCATGTGATATCATGTTTATAAATGCTTCTAAGTCGCATTATTTGCATTAACTGTGGCAGTTCCGTTATCATCAACAGACCCGTCTTCGTTGTTTCTTATCGAATTTCCAACTATAACGTTATTAGATGAATTTGCGTCTATCTCTACACCATGTCCATCGTTTGTGCTTATTACATTACCAGTCATAACGTTTTCGTGATTAGCTTCTCCCGATAAGTGTACTCCATTTCCATCTGTGTTGTTATCTCCATTACTGAAAATATAATTTCCTGTTACTTGGTTAAAAGAACTACTTACCATTTCAATTCCATCTTCTCCATGATTTACAATTTGATTTCCAACTATGGTCCATTGATCTCCACTAACCATGAGTATTCCTGAATCTGAGGCGTTATCAATATTGCATCCAACAATAGATCCTCCATCTGAGACATTTATATGAATACATTGCACTCCACAATCTTCCACCCTCGTTCCGTGTATAATTGTTCTATCTCCTTCTGATTGAATTCCATCTCCTCCCATTTGAGTTATCCAACAATCTTTTATTATGCACTCCGTCCCATCAGCTACAATTCCATTTTGAGATGTTCCCGTAGAGTTTCCATCAATTCTACACATGAAAATTGCTGATCTATTTCCTGATAAAGTTATTAAATCTATGTTTGATGTCGTGTGGATTCTAGTCCCATATCCTGAGCCTATGATAGATTGATTTGCCCCTAGAGAAATATTTTCTGTAATAAGATAGTTTCCAGCTTTTACTCTTATTGTCCCTGAGCTACTTCCTAACTTTGTTAATGCTTCTGCTATTGTTAAAAAATCTCCTGTCCCATCTGCTGCCACAATGAACTCATCTGATTTTGCAACTCTTATCGTTCCTTGTCTAGTCCCACCACCTCTAGCGATTGGACTATCTCCGTCTGCTGCTGCTTTTTGAAATGGAGTAATAAAATCAAAATGTGGAAAGTTTCCTAGTACCATTATGTCGAATTCTTAACGAATGTTGTGTGTTTTTGTTCTCTTAGTAAATTCATGATTTGGTCTGCTTTAAATAGATTTACTGAGACTACATCTTCTGCTTCTTGTCTTTCTGAATATCCTGTTACATCATTCATAACTGCATAGGCCGCAGCTAAACTTGACACTGCATCTTCTAGGACTAATTTTATTATGGGATCTAAAGTAGAATATTTGGTCACCCAATCTTCTCTAGATACTAGGCTTATAAATGCTTCAGCTTGATTAATTAAGACACTCCAATTTGTCTCAGCATTTCCATCTCTGAATTTTATATTTGCTCCTGATCCCGCTTTCAATAAACATGCTCCACTTTGAGATAAAGTATTAACCATTTTTCATTGTTTTATAAGCCATAGAAACATTTTAAATGTTTGCTTTATATCTAAACCCAACCCCACCTCGCTTACGTGCCATCGTTCCTCAGGCACTTCGCTACCAAAAGTTTTATTAAGTCATAATTTCTAAATATATTGTCTTATTTTCATCCACATATACGGCGGTCATCTTCAAGCGAGATAATCTTTTTCAGGACCACCGTGTGTGTGGGTGTTGTCTCTGAATAGTGGTAGGATAGGTTTATAAGTGTGTGTGTGCTGTGTATATTAAGTTAAAGTGAAAAATTACACTTTAATATTTGAAAGGAGGTGATCGAGAAAATGATAAGTAATGTAACAGAAACGGAATTTATACAGAGATTTTATGACTTAAGAAACGATAATTTTAGTTATGAAGGTAAAAAAGCTCTATTTGAGTACATTGAAGAAATTGAAGATAGTACTGGTGAACAGATAGAATTTGACTGCATAGCAATTTGTTGTGAATATACTGAATTTGAAAATTTAAAAGATTTTCATAAGTATTACGATAAAGAAAACTATCCTGATTTAGATACACTTAGAGAATATACCCAAGTTATAGAAATTGAAGATTCTGACAGCTTTATCATTGCTGATTTTTAAGATGGAAACTAATACAAAAATTTTAAAAATTGAAGAGAAGAAAGCAAAGAACGGGCGTATGTATCACCGAATTCAAACTAGTGAAGGTTGGGCTTCGTGCTTCGAGGATGATGTAGTTAAAGCATTAAGGTCATTTGTTGGCGGAATGTGTAACATCAACATCGAAGAACGTGGAGATTTCAAGAACGTTACTGCCGTATTAAGTGATGGAAGTAGTGAAATTCCTGCACCTGTTAGCAGTGCACCTGCCCCAGAGCAAAAGCAACCTGCCCAAATCTTAGACAACAAATTGCAGTCTGTGTTAACCTCTTACGCAAAAGATATATTTTGTGCAACTAACAAAAATGGAGCACTAGCTGGAATTGAATGCGTGACTTTAATTGGTAATATGTATAGAGATATGGGAAAAGTTCTTGATAAAATGAATGACAAAGTGTGAGCATATAATGTGTAATGAGTGTTATAGAAAACATAAATATTTACTGGAAGGTGTTAACTTTAAATATTGTTGTGGTTTATTAATTTGTTTTATCGCATTGGCGGTAGTGTGTGCATTTAA